AGTGGGATGCTCTGGTGAACAGGGAGATTACTCCTATGTTAGAGGCAAGGGCTACAAGACTTATCAATAGTCCTCTTTGGAAGAATAGTAATCAACGTACAAGACAACGACAAGTCCGTGCATTGATGAAACAAGTTAAGGCAGATATACGAGACATCCTTGCTAAGGGAACTCTTGACGGAGCAACACGTAATGCTCAACGTAATTGGCTCTCCAAAGATGAAGACCTTCGTATTCAAGCAAGACAGAGGTTTAACCTTGGCGGTGTTAAGGACTATGAACTAACCATACCTCAGATTGAGATGATGGAGTTTTGGATTAAAGAAACTACAGCAGCAACAAAAGCTGCTGTCAGCCCCTAGAAATGAAGAAGGACGACCTCAGCTTGATTGCTGGGGCCGTCCTTTTTTATTGTTTATTTTTTGATAGTCAACTGTTCTTTGAGAATTGTAGCGTAGTGGATAACTTTTTCAACATCCTCGATACCACCCTTAAGGTGATACCTAGTGATGTATTTGATGATGTTACCCTCAATGAAATTAAGTTTGTTTGCAAGAATGTATTCAAGAGGTTGGATAGCCATATCTTTGTAATGGCCACCCCCCACTTGTGTATCTAATGCGCTCATCGTAACTCCTAGCTAATGTCCACAATTTCACAATCACCAACACAGGCAAATGTCTGACTTGATTTTGTATTATCTTCTTTCTCGTACTCTGACAATTTTTCCCAATCAATCTTGTAAGGCATCAGCTTGAGTAGTTCTTCATACTCCCTCTGCCCAACCTCTTGATACGGAGCCTGTTGGTAAGTGTGGTCAGAGTGGGGAAGGAAACTAACTCCACTCACTTCATCAAAGTGTTTGTACACCCAAGCCCCAACCTCCATCCACTCATGGTCTCGTACAGTCACTGTGATCGAGGGTTTATGTTCACACCAATGCTGTTGGTACAGCAGCCACAGCTCTAGTTGTTGAATGGCTGTCATATCGTTACGAGTTACAGCACCCACAGGAGATTTCATAGGAAAACTAAAGACTGTTGTGTTTGCAGGTTTCATTACGTCAGGTTCATTAGGTACTCCCTGATCTTTCATGAATTGCGTAAGAGGGTCTTTGTTGTCCCCACGTACAGTGCGGATGTAATACTCACTATGACGAGCATGAATGCCACTGGCACTGTCTACAAGCTGGCTCACTGTACCAGACGGCTTGACGGTAGTTACAGCAACGGATCGTGCAATACCCAGTTTATCAGCCCACTCTGCGTTTGCCTCTACAGCAACATTTTTAAGGTCTGTAAGGGCTTCTGTGAGGGTGTACACAAACTCCTCTTGTCCAGACATCATCTTGTTGTCCATAATTCCAGTAAGACTAACGCCAAGGAGACGCTCTTCTTCAGTGTTATCTTTCCACACTTTACGAAGGTAGGGGAAGTGAGTGTAGGTTGACTGAATTGTACCAAGGATTGTAGCAAGCCTAACTTTCTCTTTGAGGCTCTCTAACGTATCTTCCTTACGTACAACTACCTCGGTCAGGTTGCAAAATTGATTGGGACGAAGGATAATCTCTGCACAGGGATTAACACCAAACTCATAGTCAGTCTTGCGTCGCCCATTACGAGCAGCCTGTTTCTTAAGGGCAACTCGATTAACAATACCACGCTCCCCACTCTTGCTTGCAACGAGTGAAGTCCATTCACGAAGGAATGTCTCAATCTCTGGTCGCTCTGTGTACGCTACAGAGTTGTTAGACAATGCTCGTTGTGGGTTGTTCTCCCACCATTGCCCGCTCTTTGCATATCGTAGACGATCATCCGAGAGGTTGCTAAGGCTAATCATAGCAGAGCGACGTACCCCACCAACTACAACCACTTCACCAATCTTACACATGATGTCATGGCATTCCATAGAAGACAGCTTCCGACCCTGTGCTTCTGAGAATGTGTTAATGATGAACCTGAACAACTCTTCCAGAGGGCCGGGACCAGATGCCCTGCCACCAAACACCTTAAGTTTAGAGCCTGCTGGCCTCACCCTGCTTGTGTCATACTTAGCAATTTCACCAGCGTATAGGAGGCTAATAAGCTGACGTAGGCCCTTTGCCCACCCCTCTTTGCTATCGTGTACAACAATTGTTGTTTCACTTTTGTACAGTTGGGGAACCTCTGGAAGCTTCTGTACATACTGTCGTTCTACAGAGAAGCCAACTCCCGTACCACAGAGTAGGATAAACATAGCTTCATCAAAAGACTTAACATTATCTACAGTGAGGTAGGCACAGTTGTAGGCACACGTATTGTCACGACTGAGGGCTTCCCCTGCGGTCATCAAGGCTCGCATAGAAGGCATTATGTCTGTGTTTTTGATAGCCTGTTGAAGTTGATTCTGTGTATCCTCATCAACTTTACCAGATACAACATTTTGGATGTATCGGCCCACTGTCTCTCCCCAAGTCTCCCTGCGGTTTTCTTTTTCCACCCAACGAGCATAGCGGCTGGTGTGTATAAAAGCTTGATAGTCTGTATTAAGTTTTGTCAAATTATTTTACCTTGTATACTTTGAGGATAGTGTAACTAGTGTCCCAATATGTTACTATAGCTGCTGTGACCCAAGCCTCGGCTTCTTCGTATGTGCTAAACCTTTTCTCAAACTCCCAGTCAGCATCAAGATGATCTTTAGACATCACTTCGTATTTAACTTCGTATTTAACCACCATTAGATTAAATCCTCTAAATTAGGTGCTTTGTAATTCTTTGATTTAAGCACTTTTCCATCTTCACGGTAGACAGGCTTGCCATGATCGTCAAGCTTACTCATGTTGCTCTTGTGAACCCTGCGGAAAGCTTTTTCTACGTCCAAGCCTAGTTCTACAGCTAGCCCAGACAGAACATATTGAAGATCACAAATCTCTTTGAGGAGTCCGAGACGCCAACTTTTGTTGTCTAGTCCAAGGGCGTTTAGCTCCCACATACACTCGAGCACTTCGCTAAACTCCTCTTTAAGAAGCCTTTGCCTAAGTTCAAGGTCTTTGGTCGTAATTTCAGCAGGAGCCACCTTATGTCCAAAGGCTTCATGAAACTCTCTAACAAGCTGTTCTCGTGTAGTTTTAGGCATACATTCCTCTGGGTCTTCTGGGGTCCAATAGTCGTACATATCAAGTTGTGTAATCATGGTGTATCAGGCTCTTCCAGTTTGTAGGCTTCATACCACCCAACTTCTCCCTCGGTGTACGTGTCCTCATCTTCGTCTTCCCACGACCAACTAATAATGATGGCACCATCTCCAAGAAAAATTTCGCCTTTCTCAATCCCCTCTTGCCTTGAGAAGAACGGGACAAGATAAGACCAACTTTGTTTAACAATATCTTCTTCGTAAAAATGGTCAAGCCTGTCGTTCATCACAATCTTAGCATTAAATGTCCTTGACATCTTCAATCTCCTCGTCCCAATAACGGCAATATTGTAACATTCCTTGGTCGATAAGTTCTTGTGGGTAGCCCTGTGCCAAGAACCATTTCACTCTGTCTTTGTACAGAGCGATAGCGGGCATAGGCTTGGGAAAGCCGTAGAGCCAACCCTCTGGCGGATCAACAACGCGGACTTTCAGGGTCATTTGTTGCCTTTACATTTTTTAGTGCAGCCAAACTTGCAAGGACTAAAAGTTAACGGACAAGTGAGTTTAAGCGTCATTCTGGCACCTCAATAGAAAGTACAGGAGAAGAAGTATCCCTACCTTTTCCCGGTGCATACTGATCGTAGATGTCTGGGTTCTCTACACAGATAATCCATTTGTTACCCAGAGCTTCTTCTGGCTCTACAACAGTGACTGCATAGCCATCTCGAATAGCTTCAAGCCATTGTGACAGGTACTCTTTAGTCAGTTTCATTAATCAAAGCTCCCCAACTCACAGGATAAAGACTAGACATATATTCACTAATTTGTTGTGCTACAAGACGTGTTTCGTATTGTGTATCTTCTTTGAGCCTAAGCTTACACATATTGGCGAATGCGTCCATAGACCCACTCCACCACCAAGAGGTCATCATGGATAGGGGCAGCACCATACGAGCTTGCTCAGGTGCTACACCAGCTTCTAACAAATCTTCGTACAAACCAAATACGTGGCTATAAAGATTATCTACTCCCTCTTGTACACTCTGTACCTTAAAACCCAGATGACGAAGGTCAGTGATAACATCATCACTACTACCTTGTTTCTTATCTACAGCCCTACCTCTCCACATATCAGGTGTGTAAAACTCAGGTGGTGTATCTACATACCTTCTACTCACTTCATTCATACGTAAGTATTCATGCTTGACAAGTTGGCGACATACAAAGACCGGAGCAGTGATACGAAAAGAGGCAAAGCAATGCCCGAAGGGAGAATAGTGTTTATGTTTGGCTAGGTAGGAAACAAGCTTTGCATCTTTGTTTGGTAGTTCGTATGTCTTGTTAGAAACATCCCAATAGCTTTGCTTGTCAAAGCTCACTCGTGCTGCGTTCACTACAGTAAGATCATCTCCCATGTAATTGAGTAGCTCTACTTTAATCTGATTTTCATTCATTTCTAAATCCACCAATCATCCAAAACACGAAGAGAAGTAAAATCATAAAACAGAGAAGATCAACCATACATACGCTCCAATGCTTTCATAGAAATCCATTGAATATCGTAGTCACCCTTCTCTACTTCCCTTTTAATGACCACACCTTTACTCCAATCCCCGTTTGCCTGCCCAGCCCAATCTTCTTCTTGTCCCTTAAAACACCCCGCAACGAGGCCATTAATCGGAGAAGGTCTAGCATCAGCTTTACGGAAATAATGGAATTTATGACTATGACCGACAGTTGCAGAGCAGGCCAGCTTTTCAGTAAGAGAATAGCCATGATGCTTAGTTGACAAAGCACTGCCAAAATTCCCAGTGCTAACATAGTGACCGTAGAGAACACCATCATAAGAAACAAGTTGGGGGGCGGAATTACTGTACTCATGATATTCGTCGAACCAATAATCTGTTTGAAGATGTGAGAAAGAAATGCCATACTTATCCCCCTCAAGGCGAGGGTCATGTGCTACGGCCCGTTTAATACGATGTTCATGATTCCCTTCAAACCCAATACGGAAGGGTCGTTTCTTCTTAGAAATCTTGTAGCGACCCCACAGACGGTCTTGAGAGTCGTTGTATGCCTCAATGTCTTTCTGGTAGGACTGAGCAACGATAGCCTGTGGATAACGGGTGTCAAAGGTGTTGAGGGAGCGCATGTCTGCGCCATCCCCTAGATCAATTGTATAGTCAGGCTTGATGTCTTCAATCAAATCACCAAGCCAATTAAATCGTTCGTTAGAACAATTAGGATCACTGTGACTGCAAGTCCATACTACTACGACCTTACTCATCAGTTAATCCTCACTCTTTGTACACGGTACTGCTGTTTAGTCTCTGGATCGTAGGAAATCTTTGCATCCACCTTAGCCAACAGAAGCATGTAACGATCTGCGTCTAATTCATTTCTAAATGCAGTCATTGCACTACTCCCAAATCCGGTTTCGTCTTGCCAGTCGTGAAGGATGACATAGATGAGTTCTTCTTCATTCAACCTCTTCTTCCTCGTCTTGAAGGGGCATTGTACGAATTAGATTGCGCTTGACTTCCTCTACACCGTATTTCTTCACTTGGTTGTACACGTCAAGCATTTCTGTCTTCTCTTTGTCTGAGAATTGCTTGAGATATGCAACTGCGGCAGGCATACCGCTATCTT